AATCCGCCGGGTCGCGCTCGCGCAGCGCCACGGTCTGGCGACAGGTCCAGAGGTCATCGGCGACCTCGGATACCTCGAAGACCTTGGCGCTGTACCCGTTCTGCGCGCTGGTCCAGCTGATCGCATCCAGTGGCTCCAGAACGGCCGCATCGGGTGGCAGGGACTGCCCGTGACGCAGGAAGCGGCGTTCCTCGGCAATGTAGGCGGCCATCAGCCGGCGGACCTGCACACCGTAGGGCACTGCCGGCAGCCCGAGGTTGGCCACGAGGCGCTGGCCCTGGTCCGCCTCTTCCCAGGCAGGGTTGTAAAGCGGGGGGGCCTCCTTCGGCTCCCACAGCATGGCGGGCTCCGGGTAGGTCGCGTGAATGCCGTTGAAGCTTGCCGTGAAGCCGGGGAATGGCGTCAGGTCCTCCGGACTGGAGGTAAGGATGTCGCCGTCGGTGATCGACAGGACAGGAACGCCCGGACCGCCGACCCTGATCTTCCAAATGCCCCCGACTTCGCTGATCTGGCCCGAGCACGCCTTGAGCAGCTCGTCGATGATGTCGGCCGGTTCCTCATCGACACCGACCTCGAACCCCGCCCGATACTGTGGTTCGGTGCCTGACAGGCCGTCGCCGACCAGCACGTCGCATTCGTTCATGGCCGCAAACCAGCTGCCCAGCGGGAGATCTACTGCCGGGATGCCGCCACCCCAGACACTGCCGTCGGGCAGTGCGATCCCGCGCAGGATGTTGTAGATCGCGACGACCGGGTTCGTGGTCGGCTCCCAGGTCGCCTTGTCGTTCCAGCGGTGGGGTCCAGAGCCGCCGACCGTGCTATCCTTGCGGGGATCGTAGAGCGGGATGCCGCCGACCTCGAAGCGGAAGCGCGGCATCGCGTTCCACTTCTTGCGACTGAACTTGCAGGTGAGTATGGCGTAACAAAGGCCGCGCCCGATCATGTCGGACGTCCACGGCCGCTCGGGATAGCTGCCATACTTGGCCAGGAGCATCGGGTCGGCGTCAGTCTGGGTCCCGTCGTAGTACTTGACCCATGCGACGCCGTTCAGCTCTCCAAGAACCGGGAAGCCGTAATCCGGGTGGGCCGTGGCCCCCAAGGTGACATACTGGTCGTTGATCATCACCCGGTGCAGCGCCTGACCGGGGATGTCGCCCAGCTCGATCACCTCGGTCAGGTAGGCGTTCGGCGTGTCGCCAGAACTGCCGTGGCTCATCGGTGGGCAGACGCGCTGACCGGCGGTGGCATAGCGCATCAGGATGAAGCTGCAGGGATTGACCCCGCCGTTCTGGGTTACCTCGGTCCGGATGCCGGGGGTGCGGGGCTTCGGCGCAAGCGCCCGCATCAGGGCCGAGGCTGCGATCGACACGAGGATGCGGCCGATGACCTGAACCACGATGCTGCCGGAGGCGAAGAAAGCCCCGATCGCCGCGACGATGCCCCCCGCCTCGGCCGGGGTCGCCGTAAGCGCCAGCATTGCAGCCCAGGGCAGCGTCAGGGCCAGTGTGCGCGTCACGGCACTCTCCAGGCCTCGGGGGCCATCTCGCGCGGAACGAAACCGAGACCGCTGTCGCGCAGGACGGCCAGGTGCTCGCCGGTGAAGATGCCCAGCGCAGGCAGCTCGCCGAGCAGTCGGATGACCCCAAGATCGCCGACCTGCGCAAAGGCGGGTGCAACCTCCGGAAAGTGGCTGGCGACCAAGGCGATGTGATCGCGGAACCCGGCCTTCTTCAGGGCCTTCAAACCCGCGTTGAAGCTGGTGTAGCGCCCGCGCCATGCGGCGGCCGGATCGACCCCGGTCATCGCCTCGACCGCCCCTGCGGCAAAAAGCGCGCAGTCGTGCCGGCCGGGCGCAAGTGGCCGGCGCGTCACGTCGGCCAGATAGGCGAAAAGGCACGGCTGCCAGTCGGGGCGGCGGGGCGGGATCATCGCAGGAACCTCGACAGAATGGGGCTGGTGGCGATTGGCTGGCTGGGCGGCTTCAGCGACATCGGCGGCGCGATCGAGGGTGGCCTGGTAAATCCGTCAAGCGGATTGGCCTTGCCGCCACCCTTCTTCTCGCCCCACCAGACGTCGACCTTGCCCGAAACGTCGACATAGGCACGGAACCGATCGCCCGACCGCAGCTGCTGGGTGGCATCGGACTTTTTCAGGGGCAGGGTCCGCGTCAGAAGCCGCGCGGAGGAGGCGGCGGTGACCTCGCAGGTCGCCTCACCGCCAGTCTCCGCCCGGGTGATCTCCACTTCGTCGATGAAGCCTTTCCAGACCCGGTGCGGCGCGGAAATAAGCGCGCCGTCTTCGGTGGAGAACAGGGCGCGGTGGATCTCGATCGGGGCAAAGCGCGACTGGTAGGTCTCGATCATGTCCGCCACCACGGTCGAGATCGGCGACAGCGTCATCCGCTGCATCCGGACCGTCAGGCCGACCTGCAACTTCAGCGCGGGGATCTGCATAATTGCCCCGGCCCCGGCATAGACCCGGGTCTCCGAGCCGATGGTGAAGGTCCGGTCCTCGGCCCCAGTCCAGAGCCCAAGCGCCTCATCCAGTCCCGTAATCCGGTTCTTGGCCACGACCCAGATCAGGATGCGCGCGCGCACTCCGGCGCGGGTCTGCAAGGCGGCAAGCGTGGCGGCGTCGTACGTGCGCATCCGGTTACCTCAACGTCTGGACCCAGTCGAAGGCCATACCTTCCGAAAGGGTGTTGCGGCGCAGGGCCTCTTCGACCGAACCGGGAATGACCACCGCCTTGCAGCGGGCCTTATTCAGCTGGACAGCGGAGCCGGAAGTGGCGCCGGGGCGGATCTCCGGGACGACCTCAAACAGCGGGGTCTCGCCTGAACCGCTGGCCGTTACGGAGGTGGTGACGATCCGATGCAGCGCGTAGCGCCCAGAGTTGTAGGTGAACGACAGGTGATCCCCCGCCGACAGGACGTAGCCCGCCGGCAGCCCAGCCAGAGCCAACTCGCGCGCATCCGTGCCGAGGCCAAGGATCGTGACGGCGGACGCGCCGAGGACCGCGCCGGACGGGTCGAGGCGCGGATTGATCCGGTGCAGGTCGTAGATCAGGAAGCTGCGCCCGGCCTGCCGGATCAGTTCGATCAGCACTTCCGGGCGCCCGGCCTCGGCCCGGGTCAGACGCCCCAACGTGATGCGACCCTGCCAGAGCCGGTCGCCGATATCGGCGGTCAGAACCTCACCCTGCCCGGTACGCGACATCACGACCTGTTCAGGCAGATGAAACGACATCTCTGCCACCGGCAGGATGTCGGCAAAATCGGTCAGCGTCAGGGGATAGGTCAGAGCCATCAGCCGAACCTCCGGGGATCGCCCGAGACGCGCTTGACCGAGGAGGGCAGCGCCTCGCGGTCATACTCGCGCAGGGCCGCCTGGGTTCCCTTGCGGGCCATCGCCTCGATCTCTCGGTCGCCCTTGGCCCCGGCCAGATTGATGTTGATGGTGGTGTCACCGGTCAGTCCGCGCCCGGCAAGGCGGCGGTTGTCGGCGCCGACATGACCGCCCCCGGCGAAGCCGTGGATGCGCCCTCCCGCGTTGATCGCCTCCAGAAGATGACGGTTCTTCTGAGTGGCACGGGCGTTGACCACGAACTCGCCGTTCGAGGCGAGGATCGGCACATCGTCCGAGGTTCCCGTCCCCGGCCCCCGCACGACACCGCCGTCGGCGAAGCCGCCGAAGATAAGCTTGCCAAGGCCGCCACCGCCAAACAGCCCACCCAGGGGACCGCTGCCGAAGATCGCCGCTTGAACAATGGCCTTCATCAGCGAGACGATGATCTGCTTCAGAACATCGTTCAGGCTCTCGCCCTTGACGATCAGGGCATCGAGAGAACTCTCAAGCGTCGACTCGAAGTATTCCTGCATCGCCTGCGCCGCTTCCATCGCGGCGCGCTCGCGCTCGCGGGCGGCGATCAGCGCCTCGACCTTCTGGAGCTCTTCCTCGGTCGCACCGGCCAGGGCCTTGCGGTGTTGCAGCATTTCCTGCTGGATCGGGTCGGTGACGCGCAGCGCCTCGATCTCGGCTTCCAGGCCCGCGATCAGCTCCTGCAGCGCGTCCGCCTCGTCCCTGGCCGCCGCGGCGCCCGCGCCGCTCCGCCCCGTTCCTTTCCCGGCCGGTGCCGGAATGACGCGGCGGCCACCGTAGAGCGCCCCGGATTCCCGCGCCAACCGTTCCCCCGCCACCCGGCCTGCACCATACAGCGCATACTGGGCGGCAAGACCCGCTGTCTCGGCCGACTCGAAAGCTGCCGCCTTGGCGCTCGCTGCACCGATTGTCGCGACGATCCCCTGCGCCATGCCAAGCAGCTGGCTGGCCACCGGAAAGGCTGCCTGGAAGGCCGAGACCAGCTTGCTGCCATCGGCCGAGCTGATCGCGGCCACCACGGCCTGCGCGCGACTGGCAAGCTCGGTCGCGGCCCGCGCAGCATCCTGCGTCTTCGTATCGATCTCGCCCGTCGCCACGGCAGCAGCGCGCAGGGCCGACTCAGTGTCGAGAAGCGTGCTGTAGAACTCGCGCTGACCTGCGGACATGTTCTGGATGCCGCCGGTGATCTGGGCGAATTCTTCACGCAATGCCTGGACGGCCGCGAGCTGATCGCGAATGCCTGTGGCATTGCGGATGTCATCGAGCAGGGCCCTGAACTCGGCCGTCTGGCTTGTGCCGAGCACAATGCCAGACTCCAGGAACAGCCGCCGGATGTCGCCACCGACGCTGGCGAAGATACCCGAGCCCACGGTGTCGGCCAGTTGCCGTGCGGCCGCGTCCGCCTCGCGCACGATGTCGGCAATGCGCAACTGGTTGATCTCGCGCTGCATCGCCACGACTTCCGGGGTGATCGCGCCGAAGGTCTTGCGCAAGTCGTCAAGCGACTTGCCGCTTTCGTCCCGCCAGGCCTTCACGGCATCGTTCACAGCCCGGATCTGTTCTTTCAGCGTGGCCGCTTCCTTGGTCGAGCCGGTCAGCCATTGGACCATCGCGGCACCCGCCGCGATGACGCCCAGCGTCACGAGGTTGATCGGGCTGAGCATCCCCATAAGCGCGCCACCCAGCGCCTGCACCGCGCCGGTCGCGCCCATCGGGCCGATGACCTGGGTGATCTGGGTGCCCTGCTGGATCGCCAGCTGCAGCGGGTTCTGCCCGGCGGCCAGCATCATGCCGATGTCGTTGAACTGCGCGACCAGATTGCCGGTCGCCCCGGCCGCCATCGTCTGCGATCTGGCAAGACTGTCGGTCGCCTGCCGGTTCCGCTGCTTGGCCGAGGTGTTGGCGTCGGTCGCGCTGGTGGAGGTCCGCGAGGCCCGCGTCTGACCATCGGTCGCCTGCGTCACGCCCTGAACGCCACGGCGCGTGGCCTCCAGCTCGGCCTTGGCCTGCTGGGCCTCCATTCGCAGGGCGGCGGTCAGAACAAGGCTCACCAGTCGGTCTCCTCACGGTCGGCGAGGATGACCCCCGCCTCGATCACTTGCAGGTCGGCGAACAGTTGCGGCGTCATCGCCACCTCCGCCTGCCGCAGTCCGGCCTCGACGCGCCCGTAGTCCAGGGCTGCCCGCCGCACCGATCCGTCACCCGGGCAGACGTAGACCCATTGGGTCTGCACCCGCAGAAAGGCGGAAAGTGCTGCCTCGTTCTCTGGCCAGATGCCATCGCTGTCGTCGTCCTCGTCCGGCGGCAGGATCAGGCCGAAGCGATCCGCGTCGTCTTCCGCCTCGTCCCGCCTGCGTTCTTGGCTGAGCGCGCCCTTTGCCCAGGCGCGCCCGGCCGCCTTCAGTTTCCCAGTCGTGCCTTGGCCATAGCGGCCGTGTAGGCGCGGACCAGCGCCAGCCGCACGAACGGCAGCGCGATCAGCTGCTCGGTCAGCTCGTCGGAGTGCTCGATCGGCTGGCCCGCTTCATCGACCACGTCCTCGAACCGGACGCAGATCGCGCGCAGGTAGGACTCGGTGCCTTCCGCCGTCATCAGGTCATGCAGAGCAAGCGTCTCTGCCGAGACGACGCGGAAGCGGCATTTCAGGACCTCGTCGCGGTGCCCGCCGTCGATCGGGACCGGGATCGTGACCTTGTGGGTGAACTCCGGGTTCTTCGCGAGCTTGAAAGCCATGGCAGCCTCTTTCGGTTCAGGTGTGGGTAGCGGTTTTGTCGGGGGCGCCGACGCCAAGGCGTGTCAGGTCAAGGTCAGCGTCCACTGGTCGTTGCCGGCCACCGGCAGCGCCATCAGCGAGAGCGGCGTCTCCATGATGTCCTGCGCGGTCTCCATGCCTTGCGGCCTCTGCATCTGTGCGGCGGGCGCGGTGAGGGTGGCGATGTTGCCTGCGCCTACGCCATGGACCAGGGTCACCGGCACGGCGGTCTGGGCTGCCGCAAGGGCGAAGGGGTTGAAATCCGAAAGCGGCTGGGTCTCAACTTGGGCGGCGATCATGTCCTCGCGCTGGGTGATCAGGATTTCCTCCTTGCCCACCAGGAAGCGCGGCTCGACCTTGTTCTTCAGGTCCAGACTGAACGTCCGCATCACCATCGCCACGCCGTTGATCGTGAAGGTCGGCGTCCAGGTCGTCGAAACGACGCGCGGCTTCTGGAAAGGCGTCAGGGTCGGCGCGGTCGTGGTGTCGTCGGCCGGCTGGACGAAAAGCCCGGTGAACTCGAACTCCAGATAGGGGATGCCCTGGGCATTGAACATGAACTTGGCCGTGCCGCGGATGCCGGTCGACTGGAACAGGATTCCATCGATGTAAAGCTTCAGGGTCCCGGATTCGTGGTTATCGGTGATCGGGTTGTAGACCACGCTGACGCCCGCGTTGATCGTCTGGGCACAGGCACAGGCCCTCAGAAGCGGACCCCAGGCCGGGGCCACACCGACCGAACCCGATGGTGCCAGCTCCACCTTGAAGCTGAACTTGGCATGCAGCTCGTTCGGGATCGTGCCCTGCCCGCCGAGATAAGGCAGGTCGAGGTCGCGGTTGACGTCCGTCCCCTCCATCGGCTGGAACTTGACCTCGGTCGCCAGGACCGCGTTTGCGGCCGGTGTGGGTGCGGCGTCGACCCCGTAGGTCGTCTCGATCTTGAAGAGGAAGATCTTCTTCCTCCACTTCTTCGCGGCGGGCAT